TGTTATCTCCTATTTCAAGGTGTGGAAATGGATAAGTGAACACTTTATCATACTGCGATTCTTTATTATCCCAGTGGGCCGATTGAGTTTCACAATCAATATTAATGTGTCCACTAACACCTTTCAACCTAAATATTTGAGAATTAATATTCAAATTAATATCTCCTGTTCCTCTTAATTTAATAAGAGGATTTGCTTTTCTTCTTTCTGGGTTTCTTAATATTTGTCCGTTAGAAACTGTTATCTTATTAAGTCCTGTTTTCAAGTATTTAACAGGGTGGATTTTGAAATTTAAGATACATTTTTTCTTACTAGTTAAAGTCCCTTCAATTTTAAAAGTTTCAAAGAAATAAGCTTTATAAAGATAATTACTATCCCAACTCAATCCAAAATCAAACCATTTCGGCTCTATATTAATGAGATAATCATTTAATTTTGCAATAATGGTTTCTACGTTAGCTTTTTCATCGTATATTTTGAAAGGAAAAGCACGTTCTACCACATTCAATCTTTTATTATCTTTAATTTTAGCTCCATTAACCCCATCGATTTCAATTAATTCTGTCGAGTTAGAAGAAGACTCTAACTCAATATCATCAACTAATCTTAGTCCTAATTCTTTTGTATTAAGCTTATCGTAAGTAACATATTTAGTTATCAAAGTCTATCTTCCTCCTCTTTTACTAAGAATTTAATCTGATTATAGATTTTTCTAACATCTTCTTTACTATTTGTGTGTAGATTTTCGATGTGAAGAAGTGATCCATAATTATTAGTTCTATTGTTCGTTACGCTACTATTAGAGTTACTTCCAACAGGAGCAAATCTTAACGAATTAGTTCCTAAACTCAACATTGCTTCTGGTGGCTTAGGTTTAAAGGCTGAAATAGTACGTTGGTACATATCAAGAGCTTTATTCAACACTGGCATGTTCTTAATCATACCTCGAGCAACTCCACCTGTTAAGTGGTGACCTGTTCTTTTTTGTGTAAGTCTTGAAGGTGAGTGAATTTGAGCTTTTGCTCTTAACGCTCTATCAACTTCGTTTACAATAGCATTTGCTGCAGCAGTCACCGCGCCTAAAGCCGAATACATACCTTGTGCAACACCGTTACTTACTTGTGCTCCAATATTTTGAGCAACTGGTACGATGCTTTGTCCTATGCTTTGGATAGTATTCTTGATACTTTCCATCGCTGAACGAACATTACCCTCATTACTTCTAAGGCCTTCAGCAATATTTTTACCACTTTCTTGCCCAGCTTTTCTTCCCTCCTCTGCCATTCTACTAGCAGTCTGTTGAAGAATAGAGGTCATTTGCTGACAAGTTCCTTGAACAGCACTTTGCGCACTGCTCATAGCACTTGATATAGAAGTGGCTAAACCGCCCATTGCAGAGCCAACGCTCGCTAGCGTTGAAGTAAATCCACTTACAACGCCACTTACATTAGTCAGTGTTGAGCCCATTGTAGATATTTCAGAATTAAACGAACTTATATATCCACTAGCACTCATTAATCCGGCCAGAGATGTAACAACACTTACGCTGAACATTTGAACAGCTGTTGATGTTGAAATTAGTGTTGCGGGTAATCCATTTAACGATGTATTTAGGTTTGTAATTAAAGTAGGAATAGAAGTCAATGCCCCTTGAACAGAGTTAGCTGCTTCTCCTAAATTTAATAAACCTTGTGCCATCGTTTGCATTCCGGTTCCCGCTGTAGTCATTTCTCCTGCGTGTGCAGAAATTTTCCCCACACCTAAAGCAGTTGCTGTTAAAGTAGCGACCAAATCACCTAAATTTAAATCAACTAGAGTTTTCACTCCTTCCGCAAATAATCTGAAACCATTACCCGCTTTTTCCGCAGCGTTTCCTATGCTTTCAAAAATATTTGCCACACCGTCAAGTATTTTTCTGATTGAGTCACCTATGCTATCAACTACTGTTTTTACACCTTCACACACAGTTTTTACAGCAGTACCGAACTTTTCAAATGCAGTTCCTAATCCTTCAAGAACTGATTTAATAGCAGTCCCTACTGATTGAATAACACTTGCCACTCCTTCAAGAGCAAGTCGTACCCCATTACCAAATCCAGTAAATGCTAGAGCTAGACCCTCTAAAGTCCCTTTAATAGCGTTACCTACCGATTGGATAACTATTCCTATTCCTTCAAAAGCTAGTCTTATACCGTTTCCTACGCTTTCAATCGCTGTTCCTAATGATATAATAACGGTCGACACTCCGGTTAATACTGTGACAATGGATTCAGCTAAAACTGGTAACACTTCTACAAGACCATTAACAATACAATCAATAACTTGAGAAATAGCATCACCTAAAGCGTGAAATACTTTAGCAACTCCATCACCTTGAGTTCCTAAAAGTGCAAGTCCTGCACAAACTAATGCAATTCCAGCCCCTAAAGCCAACCATGTTGTTGGTGGTACTATTGCTATAGCTTGACCTAAACCTCTAAATGCTATCGCTAATCCAGTTCCAATTCCTTTAGAAGCTGTTGCAACAGCAGTTCCTAAAGAACGAATTACCGAACTAATTCCTTGTAACGCTTTTCTTATTCCATCTCCCAGGCCTTGGGAAACTTTTTGAACTCCTTTACCTATCCCTTCAACAGATTTACTAATTCCTTTACCTGCACTTTCTAAAGTGCTAACAGCGTTCTTCTTAAACAATTTAAAAGGATTTAAACTCTTAATAAAATTTAAGCCTTTTGTTGCTAACTTAATAGCTTTTAACGAACCTACTATTGCTAGTAAAGCATAAGCAATGCCGCTAATAACACTTGGTGGTAAAGATGCGATAAATTTTGCACAAGCACTAACAACTCTAGCAATTACGTTAACTAATACCCCAAAAGCTTGTGCCACTGTGCTTATTACCCCGCTATTTGCTAAAGATTTAATAACGTTGTTAATTGCCCCATTAATGTTTTTGAAGGCACTAATAATTGCGCTAATTGCTCCACTATTGTTTAATCCTTTCCACAATTCTTTTGCTACTGTTACCACATTTCTTATTGAGGATGCTATACCATTGATTATCCCCTCTATATCTATCCCATCGAGGAATTTCCCGACTTTATCAGCTAGCGCTCCAAAATCAAGCTTTTCTAACGCTTCTGTGATTCCTACAATAGCTTTTATCCCAAACTTGTTGAACTTTTCAAAAGTTGGCATTAATTTATTTGCTAAGGATTCTCTTGCTCCGTCAATTGCCTGGTCTACAGTTTTGAACTGTGTCGCCATTTTAGAAAAGTGATCATTGTTTCCAACTTTCTTTATCGCGTTGAAGAAGTCTTCTGTTTTTACAGTCCCATCTTGAACACCTTTAACAAGCTCAGCTAATGACATTCCCATTTCCTTAGCAACAGCTGCCATACCTGCTGGAGTTTGTTCCATCATTAATTTAAAGTCTTGCCACGCTACTTTTGGTTTAGCAGCCATTTGAGTGGCTTGTGTACTTAAAGTTTTCATTGCTTGCTGTGGATTTTCTGCAGCAGCTGCAAGACCACCGAATCCCGTTACTAACTTATCGGTTTCCTTAATCCCTACCGCTGCTAATTGTGAATAGGTAGACGCCATGTCAGAAGCGCTGTAAATAGTTTTGGTCGCATAATCTTGCATAACAGACTTCGCTTGAGCAATTTCATCTGCAGACTTACCTATCATCTGCATATTACCTTCGAAAGTCTTCCACGCTTTCGCAGAGCTGTTTAATTCGTTAGCCATGCTTTTTACGCTGTTAGATATTCCTCTAATACTCCCAACAATAGCTGAGTTTACTAAATTAGCTCCTAACACACTTTTAAAAACAGAACCTACTTTATTTCCAGCTCCTTCAAGACCATTTAATGCTCCTTTTAACCTGCCTATACCGGCGGTAGCACCTTTCTCATTAAGGTTGACATCTATTTTAACTTTACCTTCTGCCAATATATTTACCTCCTTTCTTTTTAAATTTTAATCGTCGATAGGAAGTTCATATAAGCGTTGAAGTTTTCTCATGTGATCTTTATATTCCGAACTATCACTCTTACTTGGTTTCCAAGAACGAATTTTGATAACTTCTACAAATTTTGTCCCGTCTGGCAAACCGTTTAATAGTGCATTAAACTTTTTCCAATGTAATTTACCTTGTTGCTCAATCAAATCTATGTTATAAGCCTGAAAAAAAGAAGCAAATATATAATCTGAATCGTATTTCAAACTATATAATTGCTCCTCTTCCTCTCCCCTGCGCTCCGGCATTGGATTACCGGCTAAATCATATTCAATAGGATTGAGTTTTTCGTTTTCAATATGCTCTTGAAAAATTTCTTTTAAGATAGTATCTATATCTTCAAAATTATATTTTGTGAAATTATCAAGCTCTTGTTTGGTGAATATAACAAGGGCAAGATAAGGTTTAAATTCAACTGAGATTTCCTCATCTTGCAGCATATCAAACACCCTTAACACATTGTCAAAAGATAAATCTAGCTCATATCTTTCACTACCAACGATTAATTCATCTTTTAATTTGTGAGATAAATCAAGCATGGTTAGTTGCTCAGATATTTAGTTAACGTATTCTCATTCACCAAATTAGGGATTTCGTCTGCTAATCCTTTTATTGCTTGAATACAAGCAATAAAAGTCGGAATAGTTGATTTATTGCAATATTCGTAAATTTTATTGAATGTCTCTTCGTCAAATAATTCAATCCATATTTCTTTTGCGAACTCTAAAATAGATTTTAAATCATCTATCGTTCCTTTTAAATTTTTGAATGTTTCTTCAGCTTTATCAGCTTTCTCGCTCAATTTAACTAATCTTTGCAAATTTTCATCACTTGCTACATATCTTAACTCAAAATCTCCAAAATCAACCGGAATTGTATTTTCAAACTTCTTAATTACTACCATGCTTTTTTACCTCCTAAATTATGCTACCGGTGTTTCTTTCGGTAAAGTTATCCACTTAATCGTTACTTCAAATTTTTCGTATTCATTCGCATCGCCTTCTCCAGTTTTTATTCCTGATACATTGGCAACTGCAGTCCATTGTTTCTTATTGTCTGGTGACACTACTTTAAACCAAACTTTTCTTGCATCCCCTACTTTGTATTTTAACCCAGCAATTAATGCTTGTGCTTCGTCTTCACTGTCAAAATCACCCTCGAAAGAATATCCCGGTTTAACAGAATTAACTTGTTCTTGAGGTGTACCATCACCATCATACCAAGCTACGTCGTCAGTATCTTCATCAGTTTCATCATTAACGGTTTTGATATATTTCGCTAATAATTTAAACGCTTGTTTTTCCGGTTCCGTTGTTGGGTTAGCCGGATTAAATGGTGCTATAAAATGTTTTCTCAGCGCATTTTTTTGTCTTGCCATATAGTTTTCTCCTTATACTTCTAATTTTGATATTATGTTTAGTGTGTAAATAAAAAAGTCTTGTTCATCTCTTCCATTTATGGCTGGCTTACCAACTTCAAGACTTAAAAATTGATAAGAACCATTTAAACTAGGTAATTGTAAATTAAATTCAGATAAAGCAGCGTGGATAGTCCACATTATTGAGTTTGCTTTTTGATTATCTTGACTTTTTACGGCAATTTCAAAAGGTAAACTAATTTCTTGTGATCCGTCCATGTATAATTGTTCCACTTTCCCTCCAGAAATTAGATTGATAACTAAATCATCTGATTCGTTAAAGTAGTCCAACCTTGCTTTTAGAGGTAAGTTTAACGAGTTAACAAAATTACATAGAACCTCCTGGAAATCATTGTTGTTTATCATTTTATCCCTAATCCTTTCTTAGCTAATTCTGACCAACGCTCCATATTAGTAGCAGAAGCTTTTTCAGTCCATTTACTCCCAGTCCCAGGCACTGTATATTTCCTAAACGTTACTATCCCGTTAGTACCATAGAAATGCGCTCTAGCATAGACAGTGTTCCAAATAGCTGCACCATTACTGGCGTGTCCGCTAGCCCTTAATACCCCTTTTCCATCGCTTGGGACGTATTTATCACTGTCTATTACTACTTGATTAGCTACCATCGTTTTAGCGTTTTTCACATTGCCTGGACCAAATTTTTTCTCTAATGGTGTTAAATCATATGTTACTTTTAAACTCATTAAATCACCGTTAATTCATAGGAAAATACCTTGCTCCTAAAGTAATTAGTCTCTATCCCAATCACTTTATATTCTCCGTGGGGATCTCTAATTTTAGCTTGTAGCCAACTATCATCAACCTCAACGTTGGAATATTTTGGATAAATAAAAATAGTCCCCAATTTTAGTCTTGTAATGTTAGTTAATCTTTGAGTATTTATTGACTTATCTATTAAACTTCTATCAAATCTAACATTTTCAACCTCGAAAGGTTGTTGATATTTAACTTTCCCCCAACTGTCTTTTTCTCCTGCTAAACTTACCGAAATAGAATCTGTAAGAAGTTTTTTATTTATCATAACAAACTCCTCTATAACCAAATCCTACGCTTTTAAGTAAGTTCATGGTGTCTAAAGATAAATTAAACTTACTAGCTTCTTGATTAGCGTTGTTTTCGTTCCCATAATTAAAAGTGGTACGTCCAATACTTACACTATTAAACGTTACTTTATCTTCGGCAGTGAGAATGCCGGACTCATTTAAATAACGTATTTGATTAGCAATAGCAAGTTTAACTGCTTTTTTTCTAGGGGGAATATCATCTTCTAAATTGTTATTTTGATAAAAATAATTTGTAAACAAGTCAATTGCCATTTCTGCTCTTTGCCTTAAATCTGAAAAATCTTTAATTTCTGCAAAACCTAGATCTTTAAATTCTTCCAAAGTTAAATAATTCATTGTTTAACCTCCTAAAAAAGAGGCTGAATTACTCAACCTCTTCTGTTTCTTTATTTTTTCCTCGTCCAGATTTTTTTACTGGTTCTTCTTCAACTGGTTCTTCTTCGACTTTAGTCAAAGCGTTTTCTCCTAAGATTTTTACAATTTCTGTAAATCTATCTTCTTCTAATTCCACAATAGATCCTTTTTTAAAAGTTTCCCAAGTATTCTTATCTGTAAACATTACGTTAACTGTATATTTTCTCATTTTAATCCTCCTATGCTAATGGTCCAGCGCTTGTTACTTTAATAATAGCTTTTTTATTGTCGTCTAAAGAAAATGTTCCACCTTTAGACGCAGCTTGAAGTTTGACTCCGTCAAAATCTTCTGTAGGAATAACCCTCGCCGTTTCAATTCCTACAAATGGAATTACAATTTCATCTGGTGCAAAAATTGCTGCTACATTGTTTTCAAAGTATTGTTCAGCAGTTTCTTCTAACACAAAGCCTTTATATTTGTGCATGCCATTTTCGTCTACCGATACACTTGATCCTTTGGCAGAAGTCGTTGACATCATATCAATTATGGCGTTATACAACTGTGGTCTTAAATATGCTTTAATCGGAGCGTTAATTTCAGTATTAGTTTTATAAACATTAATCGCATTAAATAGTTTTTGAATAGTAATTTCTTTTAGATCAGCTAAAGTTTCTGTCTTTCCGGCATTAGTAGACAAGAATTTTCCGGTACGTTTATTCATATCGCGTGTTTGAGCTTCTGAATGTAATTTTAAACGGTCAGCTACTGCAGCATCTAAATCATTGTTCACAGTAAATTTATCAATCCCCTCGTGGATTGTCATAGTATAATCATATGGCACATCTGTGTCTCCATAAATTACTTCTTTTAACTCCCCAAATCTGCTTCCTTTTCCAGTTCCTGTTCCAAATGCTGTATTTGCATCGGTATTATACGTCCCTACTACTACTGGAGTATTGTTGGTTTTAACTGTAAATGCTGTAGCATTTTGTTGCACCCCATCTTTTGTTTGTAAAGGTGCTAAAACACCACTAAAAGCTTTCGTTGCATCGAAAACTGTTGATAATAATTGTTTATATTGTTTCTCGTAATGACGAGCAGGTAATTTATTATTTTCTGTTCCCATTTATTTTTCTCCTTTTTATTTATATGAATCTATGATTGCTTGGAATGGATCTTTTGTATTTTGTCCAGTTCCGCTTGGATTGCCACCTACTGAAATTTGAGGTGTGTTCGCTTGTTGTTCTTGTTCAAATAAGAAAGGTTTACTTTCTCTTAACGAATTAACTACCTCATCAAGTTTAGGCTTTCCATCTTCTCCTAATTCAATCTTATCTACATCGATAAGCTTCATTAGAACATCGCTATCATGTGCCTTAACATCTTTTAATGCTAGTGCAATAGCATTTGTTTTATTTATTTGAGCCAACTTGTTATCACTATCAACTTTGAACTGGTCGAATTCAGATTGTAATTTTTCTAACGCTTGCTTAGCATCTGAATTAACATCGTTACTTTTAGTTAATTCTTCTAATCGAGTTTTTTGTGATTCAAGTTGTGATTTTAATGTTTCATTTTCGGCAGTCAATTCTGATTTCACTTGATTTTTTGCGTTTTCCAAACCTGCACCGTACGCTTGCATGATTTTATCAATCGCATCTTTATCTGTTACTCCTGCTTCATTTAACATTTCTCTTTTTAAGCTCATAAATTTAAGCTCCTTTCGTTTTACGTCCAATAGACTATTTTTTTAGCACTTTAACGCTGTGCAAGGCATAATAAAAAGACCTTTTAACGTCATGTCTAGGACTAATTTGCATAGTAAAAACACCTAGTATAAATTTACTAAGTGTTTTTATCTTTTTTCATGTAAAGGTCTTACTTTAGAATTTCTATCAGGTTCAGGAAGTCCTACTCTTTTAGCAAATTGGCGATATTCCTCAAATTCATCATCAGTCTTATTGTAATTAGGGATGTGTCGTAAATAACTAAATCTTTTAAATTCGACTTCTGTTAATTTCTTTTTACTCATCGTTATGTACCTCCAAAATCATTCGGTCCCCATCAATTTTTTTAACCTTATATTTCAATTTGTTAGAAAGTAACAATTCTTTTTCGTTAACTTCATAATTTGTATTCGCTCCAATATATAAAGCTTTTGTACCTTTAGGGACGTGAATTTCTAAAAACTTAGCTTCCTCCTCGTAATAATCTTTTATATCTGTATAGAAAGCCATTGCTTGATCTTTATCTAAACTTGTTGAATAGAATACTTTACCTGAAATAATATCCCCTTCACTAACACCTTTAAAATATTTAGCTTTTGTACCTCTAAAAGTTATCAAATCTTTATCTAACTTAAACTTTCTAATGGCAGAATCAATATTTTTAACATCTTCCCCACGTTTATAGTATTCATCACCAACTAAATAATCATTAATTTGTTGATAGCCGCCTTGTGTATAAGATTTTAAAGATTTCAATTCTTTATCAGTGAATTTATTATATACAGTATCACTATTTTTCTGTAATTTCTCAATTTGAGAAATATTTAAAACCTTATAATCTCTCCTATCTTTATTATACACCTTTTTCGGCTTATCTTCAACATTTTTAGCAGGATACTTACCAACTACTGTGGGATTCTTTTCTATAAGATTCTTACGCCCGCCTAAAAGAGTTTTTTCTCTCAATTTCAACTTTTGTAACATCTCTTTATCATCTAAATTCCTTATTAACTTTTGCTTATTTCTGTTAATTCTAATCTCACGATCAAATGCTTTTAATCTCGCTTTATCAAGAGCGTTTTGTTTAGCTTCCGCTTCAGATAAGTGTTCTAAATAATCAGGTAAATCAGGTTTATAATTCACACCTACTACAAATGGTGTCAAATAGTGTCCACAGTTTATTCCTAAACAACCACCGGGGCTGCCGTATCCATAGTCCGGTAAACTTAACACTCTTTCACCTTTAATAGTTCTTGCAACTCCTTTAGTTACTATTTGATGCTGCAATGGTGCACATAATTCTCTAGCGCTGGACTTTGTACTGTAATAAAATGTGTCTACTCCTAATTCATCTGCAGAGCGTTCCCTCATTTCTCGATAAGTCCTAAATGTCGTTGTGCGTATTACCGTTTGTGCGTAACGCTCTACAGTCCACGTTTTACCGCCTCTATCTTTAAAAGCGGTAAAACCTCTCTCATACATCTTTAAAACGGCTTCTGACAATGCTTTATTGTGAGACTTTGTACCCGATACTACGCTAGCAACTGCACTCTCTAAAGTCTTTTTATAATTATTTTGTAGAGCTTTCGGCATTGTTGTATTAATTAGATTATTAAGTTCAAACATTGTCTGTTTTGCTAATGAGTTCAAACTATCTTGAACCAATGGATTAGGTTTAACATCAGTTTTTAAAGCCTGTGCCAATTGTTGATGGCTATCTTGATATATTTTAAAGCCCTCGTTAGCAATTACATCTCTAAACACACGCTCAGCTACTCCTGTTTGCTTTGAAATATCCCTAACACTTTCTTCTGTTAATAGGTGCATATCATTTAATTTTTCTAATTGCCAAATATAAGGATTATCAATTAAATCAGCAGTTCCTCGTTGCTTTAATCTCCTAATAATGTTGTTCATCATCTGCATTGTTAGATCGTGGTACAATTCTTCAACTTCTTTTGATTTTACCCAATATTTACCGTCATTATTCTTTATCTCCATAGATTACCTCGTCAGTTCTTTCAAGGTCTGGTTGTGCTTCATCATTAATTTCGGATAACATTTTGCCAGCTTCTTCATCAGTTACTCCTAACACTTTTGAAATAGCATATTGCTTACTAACAATTCCACTTGCTAATGCTTTAGTCCAGTATTCAAGTTCTGCATTTCTATCAGTGAATACTCCATCATCTAGGTTGACTGAAATATCTTCTAACTTAGGTATTTCACCGCTGTAAATTCCGTGTGCCTTACCTAATTCACAGATTGAAACTACAAGTTCTTTGATTGAATGTTCTACTAGTGACACAATGCTGTTTCTTAGTTGGTAAGTATCAGAGTTTTCGCTAACTACTTCTGTTGCTGTCTTCATCGTTTTACCATCAAAACTGAACATTCCACCACTAACACCTACTTGCATTTCAAACATTGCTAATCCTTTGTTAATGGCTTTAATGTAATCATCAGCTCTAATCGGTGTAGTTAAATCAACGATTTTATTGTCATCAAGTCCTCCACCTATTTGAACAAATACATTTTGGTCAGTTTCAAATCTTCGTTTAGTTACAAACTTATTATCTTTTCCTGCTTGAAAAGTCATGTTAGTTAGTCCATCTGGAACAGCTACTCTTCTTTGCCCCATCTTAATTTCCCACATAAACTCATCATAAGTCCTGTTAATGAAATCAATTGTTGTTTTAGCATTATCAAAAATAGATAACCCCAACGGACTGTTAATATCTTTGTTGTTCATTCCTGGTGTTTTTAAGTAAGTAAATAACGGTCTACTTAATCCTTTAATCACAATGTTTTCTTCAAGATTCTCATATAATTCACTTAACAACGTTTGACTACCTACTGTATCAGCACTATTTGATTTATACAACTCATTAGTAATCGTTAAGTCGTCATCATTCCACTCATGAAATTCAATGAGAGTGTAGTACTTATTTGTTTTACCTTCACTTTTAACCGTCTTAGTAACAATAGCTGCACTACTTACATCTTGCATATTGCTTTGCAAGGGTAAAAATACTGGTGCTTGAATGAATGCTATCTTAATTGTTTTCCCGTCAAAATAAGGCCTCATTGCCATTCCACCTAACGCTAAACAACTTTCAAGATATCTTTCAAAGTTCTTATTAAATCTATCATTTAAAAGAACATCGTTAACAAATTGGTTAATTGTTTCATTATCCACAGTAATCTCTGCTTGCTCATTATAAACTAACCCTGCTATCTTCTTACAAGCCGTTCTTGCTAATGGTAAGTGGTTAAACTTCCTTGTGCGCTGTTCCCCATCGGTGTTAAGGTAGGTAACATCACTAAACTTACTCTGGAAGTATGTTAAATTGTTCTTTATTCGATTGTATTCTCTAGAAGATACCACTATCTTCGGATGGTCTAATATGCTTGTTAAACTACCTTGCATTGTGTATTTGCTCCTTTTAAAAAAATCTTTAATAATCTGTATAAGTTTCATTGTTAAACTCCTATACTTTTAATCCTAATAATTTTGCATTGTCCAAAACAAAATACTTAAATTCATCGACTGTGTGGTCATCTTCTTTAATTACTTTTGGTTCAGGTGTCTTAATGGTCTTCTCGTCGTACCTATACATTTTGTGCTCTTCGATAAAAATTTTGTTGTTTTCGTTATCCAAATAAAAAAATCTTCCTTGAGCAAGTAAGCTTGTTACAGTATCAATCATAGTTTGATTTTTTCTTTTAGCAACTGGATTCCATCTAACACCAAAATCTTTAAAATATTGATTCCTTAACGCTCCCTCTGCACTATCTATTGTTAATTTAATAGTTGGCACATTGTAGAGCTCTTGAACTCTACTGATGAAATCATTAATCATAATAGTTAAATCACTAGGTGCGGCTTTAACACTTCTACCTGCTGGAGAATAATAAAACGTGTCTAATAGAATCACGTTTCCTTTAGCAGTAATACCATAAGCTCCACACGCTGTCGCGCTCTGTTGATGTCCTGTATCTAACGCGTAAGATATTCCTATAATTTTATCATTGCTAGGTAATTCCTGTAATGGATGAAAGCAAGCCATGTTATAAACGTTATTACCTAAACCAACTGGTTTACCTAAATAAATGTATCGATAATAATCAAAGTCATTTTCTTTAATACGGTTAATATCAGCTAACATTTGATCAGTAACAAACCCTAATTCATCGTTTAAATAATTTGATTCATGAACCAAATAACTTTCGTTAGTTTTCATTAGCTCGCTCCACTCATTAATCCAGTTGTAAGGATTTCTTGGTGGATTATAACTCCAGTAAAATTTCACGAATGGCACTAATTTATGTTTCTGCCTCATAAAAGTAATGTTAGTTTGGTCAAACTCCTCTTGTTTGTCAAATTCAGCTGCCTCTTCATACCACACAGCAATAATGTTATTAATATCATTTGATTTTAACTTTTGAAAATCGTCTGCTCCATAGAAATAAAAACTTGAACCTGTGGCTTTGTGAGTTATTTTAAACGGCGATACTGTACTTTTAAATGAATTACTTAAGCCATACATGTTTATGGCCCAGTTTATCTTATTAAAGACACTATCTCGAATAGTATTTGCTACTTTTCTAATTACAACTACATTAACTTTTTCACCTTTAGCAATCATTTTCGACATATCTTTTACTAATTTTAATGCGATTACAGAAGATTTAAAGCTGTTCCTACCACCTTTTAACACATTGTAAGGTACTTTAGACAGCCACACCGGTTTGAAATGCGGATTTACATTCTTTTGCACATCAAACTTACTCATCTCCCCACCTATCCACAATTAAAATATTTTCAGTGGCAGTAACACTCTTCTCTTCTCTCGCCATATGAATCTTGTTGAGAATATCGGCAGCCTTTAATCTGTCTTTGGCACTCACATCTATATAAGTCTTCTCCTGAAATCCCTGACCACGTCCGATTAGCGTTTGTTCTCGTTGTTCGCCCCGCATTACTGAACTTAAATACTCAAGTACTTCTTGTTGCGTTGCTGTTTTTGCCGATTCTATCTCTTTGAGTCGTTCGTCTATGTAGGATTTAACACCAACATTTACCAACAATTTGTGACTTTGAGATTTTGCATAATTAACGCTATATCCAGCTTCAATAGCCGCTTGAGTAGCATTCCCGCACATGATGTACTCATCAGCAAAGTCTTTTTGTTTAGTTGATAATTTTGCCAACTTTCCACCGCCTTTCTTGACAAAATAAAAAGACAATCTCTCGACTGTCTTTAAAAAATATGAATTGAATTTAGGTAAGGATTAACTATTTTACTACTTGTACATCTAAAAATAAAAATTGAAAAAAAGGTTTTAATATCAATGAAAAATTTACCTTACCTAAAATTCTACATTATCATTATACCATTTCTAAATATACTTGTGCATACTTATTCATACTTCTCCATACTTTTTTATACTTCTCCGTACTTTTTATATAAATTGGTTATATAAATCTTTTCTAAAGCCTCAGAATGCTTATTTGTCCTTGTGCTTCGTGAAATATCCATGATGTGTTCAACCTTACTCCATTCTAAACATTCGACGTATCTCAGTTGTAATAACAGTCTTAGCTCTATATTTTTTATTTGATCTATGCTTTTCATTACTTCTAATTTAAGATTTAAATATTCTAAATTCTTATCAATGATATATCTTTTATGTTCGTCAGTCTTATCAATCAGACTTTCCCAACTGTTCTGGTTACCACCTTTTATTTGTTCTTTCGCATAATCTATTGCTTTAACACAAGATTTTTTATGCTCATCTGCTTCTAAACAACGTTGTCTAGAATCAATCATTAATTGGATATAATTAATATTTTTTAAATAATTTATCTTTTTAAAAGCTGTTTTCTCTTGTTTATCCATTCTCTCCAACCTTTCCTAGTGCTAAATAAGGCGCTTTACTTCTAACTAACGTATGAGTCTGACAATCCTCACACCTTACACAATATATTTCACTCTCTAAATAACAATAATCTAACTCGCCTCCACACTTGCAGCAATAGTATCTACCATTAGGTGCTTTTCTGTATATGTATCTTTTTAATTTTTCGTAGTTAATTAGCATTTGTGAATACCCCTTTAAGAAATGCAATATCTGGCGCATATACATATATTAGCACTTGAGAAGCAACTAGAATGATAATGCTGATAATACCTATGCAAATTAGTATTCTTGAATTTTTTTTCTTGATTTTAAAATCACTAGAAGTGAATATATATGTTATTATTAGAAATATAATAATAACACATATAGTACTTATGGTTGATACTACTTCCAAGAAAATATATTGCCCTCTTAAGCTTGAATATACTTCTGGCGCTTTGTCTATACTAATATTTAATTGTTCTGTTATTTTTTGCATTAATTCGTTCATTACACTTCTACTCCTACTTTAATCTTTTAACTTCTTTAAATGTGTCAATTTCTTCTTCTACCTTTTCAAGCACCGCTTGTTCTTGTTTGATTTCCTTTGAACTCGCATTAGGTCTAGTTACATAATATTGCAATGCATGCTTGATTATTTGCATATCTCTATACTTAACATATATTGATAGTTTGCTCATTTGCTGTTCTCCTACTTTTTCTTTTCTTGAAGATGTTGAATACCACCTACATAAATATATGCTGCATAATATATTTGTTCTCTTGCCCAAGTTCCTTCTTTCGTATAAAAAATCCCACTTGTTACATTCTTTTCATTTTCTATTATTTTGATATCCATAACATGTTCAGTAAAATCTAATTCATTTAATATAAAGTTATTAATCAAATCTTCTAGTTTAGTGGTTTCATTTTCAACCACCTTCTTCACTCTTTTAACCCCGCTCATTCTTACCCTTATTCTTTCTTTGTTTCCTAACATCTCTTATCCTCCTACTTTAATCTCTTCGCTATTTCTTCGATCACATTTACTGTTACGCTGTTTCCAGCTTGTTTGTATAATTGACTATTGCTATTTACCTTTTGTGCCTTATCAAACGCCCAATCTGGAAATCCTTGCAATCTCCAACACTCTCTTGGTGTAAGTTTTCTGATCTTGTAATCTGACAACACCACTCCTTGTTCATCACTTGTCAATAGAGTGTTTGCTATATTCTTACCTACTCTTCCTCTTCTAGTCTTAGAATTAGGATGAGATAGGTTGATACTATCTCCAATATTTGCAATAGCATATCCTTGTTTAGTTGCTTCTTTTATACTTAAAAAATTATTTTCTTGGTAACTATTTTTAGTTATTGTTGGTGCTATATTGTGTACTCCGCCTTTGTTAAATCCTCTTCCTATTTGCAAAATCTTAGGAAAATTAATAGCTACTTTTTTAGGTTCTTTATAATCGGTTGCTGTCAACGCTTCTACTATACCGTTTTTATCGTGTACTAAACTTCTAGTTCCCTTGCTACTGCAATTAGGGTTTTTAACGTTCCCTAGTATTTTTATTTTTGGTTCACGATTAGATTCTTTATTTTCTCCTCTGATAGGAAAAACTCTTGAGGTACATTCTCCTCTAAGATGTCCAATAATGAACACTCGTTCCCTATTCTGTGGTACTCCGAAATTTTTGCTGTTAAGCACTTGCCATTCTGCATCGTACCCCAACTCATCCAAGATGGTAAGCATTGTAGTAAATGTTTTTCCTTTATCGTGCGATAATAAATTTCGCACGTTCTCAAGGAATAAATAACGTGGTTTGATTTCTTTGGCAGCTCTAGCAATTTCATAGAATAGAGTTCCTCTAGCATCTTCAAAACCCAATTGCTTTCCTGCAATGGAAAAAGCTTGGCAGGGAAATCCTCCGCAAATAACGTCAACTGTACCCTTGAGTTTTCTAAATTCTTCATTTGTTACCTCTGTAATATCTTTATAATCTATTTCTCCTTTTGTATCATGAATAGCTTGATAGCTCATTCTTGCAAATTTATCTATTTCACAATATCCAATACATTTGTGCCCTGCTCGTTCCATTCCCAAACGAAAACCACCTATCCCTGCGAACAGGTCTAAAAAATTCATTCTCCCACCCTCTCTTTTGCTTTCTCAAAATACTCTGTATTTATTTCAAACCCTACATAACTTAAATTCGCTTCTTTAAATGCTATTAAACTACTCCCACTACCTACGTGTGTGTCTAATATTTTAAATCCTGGCCGACAATATTTATTGACTATCCAGCGATATAAATTAACTGGTTTTTGTGTTGGATGTATTCTTTTTTCATTTAATTTCTTGTTTCCTTGCTGAATATGTCCTTCTTCTATTGATTTGCCTTGAAACATTCCATTCCACATGTAAGTCACTTTTCTAACGCTATCATGTAAACTGCAGTATGCTAATTCACAGTCACTAAAACTTGATTTACCATTAACTTTATCCCAAACAATTCTCCCTGGCCCAAAATTGTATGTTTTTGAAAAGTAATTCACACCCCAAATTATTTGATGCTTACTCACCCTGAAGAGTTCGTCAAAATATTCTTTTGTCGGAAGTTCCCAAGTATCAGTTGATGTGTAAATCCTTTGAACTCCAATAGGGCTTATTTTTCTACCATAAAATTTTCTTTTTTCTGGCCCGTTAAAATAAGGTGGGTCAACTATCGCTATATCGAAATAGTTATCAGGATAATTTTTTAAATATTTCATACAATCATCATTTATAAATTTTTGTTCCATTCCAATTACTTCTACCCCCCTACTCCGTTTCTCTCTGCTGTTCTTTTTGTTTGTTCTGCTTGTTCTGTGTATAATTCCAATAGTTGACGTTCTAGTTTGGCATTTTGTGTTTTTAGTTTGTCGTTTTCTATTTTAACGCTGCCCATAACCACTGCCGCAATCAGAAATCCGATTACTAAACCTAAAGAAAACATTGCTAATAATTCTTCTTGTAGTTTTTTATCATTTAACATCTCTTAGCCTCCTCAACTCTATTGAAATGTTTAGTTGCTAACTGATCTATTAATTTCTTAACGTCAAGTCCAACTTCCTCTATTAATTGTGGGTTAATGTCTCTGACATTCAACAATTCTTGACCATATTCAGCCATTTTCGTATCACTCATCAACTCGAACACTTCGCTTACCATATCCTCAATACGTTTCTTGCCAAAATTGTATTTAACTCTTAGCACCCAAGCCAGCACCAACACAAATTCTGTTAGCATTTCTCCTCTAGCCTCCATGCGTTGAATACGTATGTATTCACTAGCTGCGAGTTTAGTTATCTTCTTTTCTCCTGATTTCGCTAGACTAAATTTATTTTTCTTTACTTTTTTGACCATTTTACCCTCCTTTTTCTGTATTTTTATAATTCATACCCCTTCACATATACTCCACTAATTGAGTTATATCTCTTCTCACTAATCACTCTGCTAACATGTGAGTCGTTTTTTAAAAAACCAAGATAAGCCATTCTATCAATAAACGTCTTAGCTAGATTGTCAGCGTCAGGCGTGTCAACATGATAATCACCATCTACTTTATTTTTCTCCAAAGGGAAACACCACACTAATTCTATACTTACTGGTGGTTCTAATTTCTTATTTGGGATATGTTCGATTAAGCAGTTTTCAAATATTCTTTTTGCTCTTTTTAATTCAGGAGAATCAAAAATAATAGGTTTACCATTTTTTACTGAAATAATTTTATCTTGATGAGTGACTGTCGGTATTTTTTTTAATGGTGCAAAAAATTCAATTTCCATTTCCTGATTTTCACTTCCTTAACTCCATTTTAATTTTTTACCATTTCCATTTTTTCTTTTTTCGACACGGGCGGGAAGTACAGTACAATGTACGTACAGACAAGGGGGAGTTTTTAACCCCCTTGTACTGTCGGACACTTGTACTGTCGGACACCTTCCGTCACCACCTTTATACCTTTTAAGGTATATAGCTGTCGCGTCGCACGTCACGACACAAATTTTTACGTCGTGAGCCTGTCGGACACGACTGTTTTTTTATGTCGTGTCGCAAGAAATTAGAGTTCGTCACGACTATCTTTTGTCTGTCGTGTCGTAACTTTTTTTATAGTTTTCGAGTCCTTATCATACCTAAATTTTTTACTATTTTCTAATTTTCGCTCAACTGTTCTTACACTGACATTCATATAATCAGCGACCATTTGTTTAGTTGCTTCTTCATCTTCAAACACGCAATTTTCGACCGCCAATTCGAACGCCATCATGCTATCTTTTTGACTTTCATTTGCTTGTTTTTGTCGTCCTGACTTGTTTTTTGAGTACTTATTGCCTTTGTCAGAATCGACCTCTATATCGGCCAATACGCCCACTTCATCAATAGTATGGATAGGATAACTAAACCACATATTGACGGGTTCAAACTTCGCAAACTCTCTAAGAGTACCTTCCACACGCCACGCTGTCTGCTGTTTAACTTTAGCCTCTAACTCTTTGGCTTGCGCTCTAACTTCTATTAAATGACCGCTAAGGCTTCTTTCAGCGTGAAATTTCATAGCCTCGTAATCATAATGGTCATCCATTCCAATTTTAGTCTTATAATATTCATTGTTTAACGTTCTTATTCTATCTTCATAGAATTTAACTAATGTGTCGTTTAATTGTGTTTTCAACAAAGTTTCTGGAATCTCCAACTCCACTAAGTCTAGTAATGCGTCTGGATCTCGTGCAAATACTCCACTACCACTAGCCCTATCCATTGACTTTTTGCCACCCTGCGCACCTTTCGAGTGGTGGTGGCAGTAAATAACTGAACAACCTAACTCGGTAGCGACTTTGTCAAATTGGTTGGTAAAGTGTGCCATTTGGTCGGCACTGTTTTCATCTCCAGTAAGCACCTTATATATTGGGTCTATAATAACCGCTGTATAATTCTTCTTATATGCTCTCCTGATTAATTTTGGAGCTAACTTATCCATTGGAACGGTCTTACCTCTTAAATTCCATATATGCACGTTATTTAAGTTGTTAGCAGGTAAATTTAATTTAGCGTAAACATCTTTAAATCTGTGTAAGCAACTAGCTCTATCAAGTTCTAAATTGACGTATAGAACGCGACCTTGTGCACATTCCCAATTTAACCACTTCTTACCTTCAGCAATCGCTATTGCCATTTCTATTAGCGCGAAACTCTTACCAGCTTTTGAAGGTCCAGCAATAAGCATTTTGTGACCTTGTCTAAGCACTCCTTTAATTAATTCAGGCGCTAAGTCTGGCATATTATCCCAGCACTCCTCTAGATTTTCAGGATCTGGTAAATCGTCGTTTAAATCTTCAATGTATTCAAACCATTCATCCCAACTACCTTTACCAATATTAGTATCGATTAAAAATTGCTTGCGTCCATTTCTCATCACACCTGGCATGCGGCTAAGTCTTGACGGGTTCTTATTTTGCGTGTCTACTGCTAAGCCGTTCTTGGCACACACTTTATATAGGTAATCAACGCGTTTTTGGTATTCTTGATAGTCTCTAGCTTCAATCTTAACTATTGCGTGAACTGACTTACCACCACTATGAACTAAACAAGCAACAGGCAATTCTAACTCTCGGATAATAGCGTTCTGTTGAGAAATACTTGTTTGGTCACTTTCTACAAGCGCATATCTATATTCCGTTACATTGTCATTTTTAACGCCTTTTCCATCTAATGGATTAAATCTTATCCACGCTCCAGCTTCTGGGTTGTAATCTCCAATTACAAATCCTATATCGTCTTTGTATTTGTGTAACTTCTCAATTAAATGGCCCGCTGTTCTGTCAAAACAACCTTTTTTAGGTTTGTGTAAAGTCTTACCGTCTTTATCTTCTAAAGGGTAAGTTTCGGTTACATATCCAACATTTTCCGTGCTTTGAAATAGCGTTTCTAAATAAATAATTAATTCTTGACTAGGATTCCAATTAAATGGTTCTTGAATTTCCTTACCTTCAATCCAACTTTTGTCAATGAATTTATAGTCATTATCAATCTTTATTTCATCATCCCATCCTAACTCGTGGGCGTTTTCCGTATTAAAATAGATAGGCTCGTATCCTCTATCAACCGCCATCTGATATACAGTTCCACCAGTTACAGGTGTTCCTGAACCATTGAAAGTACTCCATTTTCTGAGGCATTCACCTTCTTTATATCTAATATCATTCTGTGACCATAAGTCCCATTCTTCAACAGTATGGCCCTCGTGTTTAAGAGCCATGCCGACATTAACCCATTCTTGATAATCAAGAGTAGCTGGGTTTATATATTCTAATAATTCTATTAAATTTGATTTATTTTCCATTCTAGCTCCTCTTAATTAAATATTTGGTCTGTAATCTTTCGCAACAATACCTCTTGGAAGTCTCCAACCATTAGCTGCAATTCTTGTTATCATTTTATTGGCTTCGTCAAAACTCCAAGAACCAACTTTTCTAAATCCTCTATTCTCTAATAATCTAATCTGTTTAGGCGTTGCAAGTCCTGCGTCTCGTCGTTTGATAATTCTGTCAATCAATAGTTTAGCTTTTCCGAAATTCTCAATAGTATCCGCATTGATTCCCATTTTTTCTAGTGTTTCTACTTGCTTACTAGATGGTGGACCTTGCTCGCTTATAAAACTTGGCACATAATTAGCAAGGTCTTCATCTGCAATACTCATTTCAAATTGTAATGGATCTACTAACTTACTTTTTTTACGTCTTTGTTCAGCTAACTGTTTGGCAAGGCTCGCTTCTCTATCTTGAATTACTTCTTCTGCTGCTTTAATTTCAATTTCTTCTAAATCAACCGCGTTACCAACTTCTTTTTCACTAAGCTCTGTCATTTTTTTAGCAACTTCTTCATTTTTTGCTATTAAATGAGCGGGTCTACATAGTTCATGTTTTTCAACGTGCCATAAAAAATCTAATAATAGTAAATTTTCTTTCCCTGGGTGTAATCTTGTTCCACGTCCTACCATTTGAGAATATAAAGCTCTAACCTTAGTTGGCCTTAGCACAATAACACAATCAACGCTTGGACAGTCCCAACCCTCTGTAAGTAACATAGAATTACAAAGGGCGTTATATTTATCGTTATCAAAATCTTCTAATATTTGCGCTCTATCTTTACTGTCTCCGTTGACTTCCGCTGCTTTAAATCCTTTCGAGTTTAAAATATCTCTGAACTTTTGACTAGTCGCTACTAGCGGTAGAAATACTACCGTCTTTCTATCTTTGCAGTGTTTAATCATTTCATCTGCTATTTGGTCTAAATAAGGATCAAGTGCATTGCTCACGTCACTGGCTTTAAAATCTCCGTTTTGCGTAGAAACTCCGCTAAGGTCTAGATTTAATGGTATTGTTAAACTTTGTATTTTACTTAAATACCCCTCTTTGATAGCATCTACAATTTTGTATTCGTAAGCTAAACTTTCAAAGTACGTTCCCAGGTTCTGCATATCACCCCTATCAGGTGTAGCAGTTACCCCTAACACTTTTGCTTTGTCAAAATGATTGAGTACATTTTGATAACTATTTGAAATACAATGGTGAGCTTCATCAATTACAATAGTGTCAAAATAATCATTGTTAAATTGATTAAGTCTTTTCTCACGTTGTAAGGTCTGAACACTTCCGACCGTCACCCTAAACCAACTGTTTAAAGATGTGCTATCAGCTTTTTCTAGCGCTGTATTAAGTCCCGTACTTTTCTTTAGCTTATCGCTAGCTTGTTCTAAGAGTTCTCCTCTATGTGCTAGTATTAGTACTCTATCACCTTTTTTAACTCTATCTTCTATTATCTTTGAAAATACAATAGTCTTACCACATCCAGTGGGAAGTACCAGGAGCGTTTTGTTAACGCCCCTTTCCCATTCTTCTTGAACCTTGACCCTTGCTTCTTCTTGATAAGGTCTAAGTTTCATCTTTAGAAACCACCTTGACTGTTATTTCCTTGATTCCAAGAATTGTTAGTTTGTTGCGGTTGATTGAAATTAGGTTGTGTAAATGGATTTGGAGCATTTAAAACTTTTGTAACATCTACATCTTCTTTGTAAATCATGCCTTTAACTTCATTATATTGGTTTCCGTTACTACTATTTTTAACTACTACTTTACATACACCAGTAGCTCCTGATAATTGGTTCCAAGCCATTTTTAGTGGTTCACCTTTTTTCTTAAATCCAATTGAGCCGAAGAAAGCCGATAACATTCCTTCAACTGAACTGTGTAAGAATAGGTTGTGCTTAAGTATTTTTTCACCCTCATTAGCGTCAATTTTAATTGATACAATCGCTTTTGGACAACTAGGTAATTTCCCGTTCGGATTAGTAGGTGTGTGTTGCGCTCTTTCATATCCTTCAACAGTAAATTGATATAATCCTGGAGGTAATAGTACATATTCGCTATCTTTTACTATCTCCGCGTCCCAGTCTAATTCTCTTTCAAAATTGTTAAAATTTGTATTGTTATTCATCATTTTTTAAAATTCTCCTTAAATTATTGTTGTTTTAATTGTTTTAGTAATTGTTTTAAACCTTCCCATTTAGGAATGATATATCCAGTTAAATATCCTTGTTCGTTATATACACTCATTGGTGTTCCTTTAGGGAAATAACCCTTATTTTCAGTAACAAGTTTAATATCTTCTTCTGTAATTCCATCTTGCTGCATTAAATCCCATAAAGGTTGTGGAATGTAATCTGGTTTTTCTTTTATAAATGGATTAACTAAATTTTCTTCTGAGGTATTCTCAATTTCTTTAACAATATCTCCAAAAT